CTTAATAGACAGCCCCAACCTTTGTAAACGGTTAAGCTAGCACCATGCCCTTCTGTTAGTGTTTGTGGTAAGATAAAATCTTTATAACCATGACGTAATAAAATACGATCTTCATATTGATCTTCACGTATCCAGCGTGCCAGATGATCTTTGTTGGGTTTACCTGCACCTAACAGTGCATCAAAGTAATACTGTTTGACATCATGTGGTCGCAGTTCATCTAGATCTGTGCGTATCTGAGGTTGTCTGTACATTTCGATTTGTCCACGCAACCATTGGTTATTAAATATCTGATTATTGATGCTGTAGACATATCCTGGTATGACCCAAGTGATCTTGCTGTCACGATATTTCAGTATAGGTTCTACATGTTTATTGTGCAATTCACTATCGAAAACTATGATTTTATCACAACAAGGTAGGAGTTTTTCTATGAGTTCTTCAAATTCAGGGCCATGGCTATATTTGCCAATCATTGCCAACTTGTAGTTTGATTGATACTCTTGGAATGCTATCAGATCGTCAGTGGGATACCATTCTGATAAACTAAAGAATCTATGAAAATCATCGCTGAAATAATGGCTGTCCCAATATACTGCTTTCATCAATGGATCGTTTTACTAGTTAAATATCCGCCATCTTTATTGATAAAGAATTTAAATATCTCTTCAACTCGAGTATTGGTTTCAATGTCTGTTTCAGGTAAACTTACACCTTTAAGATGCCCATCACGAGTAACGACAAATACATAATCCTCTGGCTGTATATCACCTAACACATCATCGTTTTCGTTTAAATTGTGGTCGTTTAAATGCTCGCCTGTGATTTTTGCCATTGTCGTTCTCCTTGTAATATTTTACATTAGCACGGACTTTCTTTAATAATAGTTTTGTTACTTCATGGTCCTTGCCAAATGCCTTGTAGTATTGTTTTAGATCGGGACTGTTGATTTTACTCGCACTAGTAATATTTAACCTATACTTCATTAAATATTGTCTAGCTGCTATATTCTGCGCATAAGCGTCTATCTCATCTGGATCACCTAGATATTCTTGATCAGATCTTTTATCAGGATCTCTGTGATCACTTTTGTAAGTGTTCCTATGATAGCGATATCTACGATTGCGGAATTGTCTTTGATGTTCATATTCATGTATCAGTGTTTCTAATAATTCTATAGCCATTTGATCAGCCATTTCAGCTGTGATTATCATAGCTGTGGTCTTAGGATGATTGATGATAAAATCAATGATCAAGTGTTTCTTTTTAATTTCATCTAGGCCAGGATCGTACTCTGCACCAATAGTAAACTCATTGAATTTTAATGAACTGCTGTTAGTGTAGAGCTTAACACGCACAGGATGTTGATGTTTGTTTAGATGTTTGCTGAGACGTTTGACAAAATTTCTAGGAGTGATGCGCTCACCGATCAATGTAGATAACCATTCACTGATATGATTATATTCTACAGTTGGGTTGAGATACATCATTGTCTCCTTTAAGTTATAATCTTGCCTTTTGGTGCTACATCAATACCAGTCGTGGTCTTGACATAATGTGCTTCTACATCTGGTATCGTGGGTGCTGACATCATCACATGACGTTTGTCAATCGAGATATTTTTATTTAGATCGCTAGTAAACAGACTTTGTATTAATCCGATGCCCTGTTGGCTTGGCATAACCGTACATGGTTTGTAAACTATAAATGCACCGTCTGTGTCTTCTACGATTTTAGCAACGATTTCGTCACCATTGCCTAATTTAAATGTAACTACTTCGTCCTTGCTATACTTGTTTGTTACTAACATTGATTTCTCCTAAACGCTCTTTGAGTTGGCTATCACTTAATTTTACCAGTCCTTGGAATCCACCTTCTACGAATAATTGATCATCTTCTGTGTAGATCTGTGGAACACTTTGATGCCCTTTTGATTTTAACCAAGCTAATTTAGCCGGATCTTGCTCTACATTGATTTCTTCATAATCAATGCCTTTCATTTCTAACAATTTTTTTGCCTGTACACAAAACGGGCAATGACTTTTACTATATACTATTAACATATTTTTTATCCTATAATTCCGGTAATTCATCGTAGTCAACTGCTTCACTCATGACTCCGATCACATAATTCGTTGATTCATTTTCTTGTAGTGCAGTTTGTTTCTTGCTGGTATCGCTGTGTTTATTGAACCAAGGTATTGGTGTTGTCTTGGGTGCTGATTCCTGATACTTGATACCAATGTCTTTGAGTGCGTTGACTGCTGTGTAGTCTACAAACTCCTTTAAGATATTGGCATTAAGTCCAATGACTGGACCCAATTTAAACAGATATTCTGCCCATTGCTTTTCTTCACGGATGACATCTTGATACATAGCATAGACTTCCGCTGCACACTCTTCTTTGACCTTAGCAAAACGAGGGTCTTCTTTTACCACCTGATTGATTAACCAAGCAGTCCATTCTTTATGTAGAACTTCATCTTGTAAGATCAAGCTGATGATATTACCGTTGCCGATGAAGATCTTGTTTTCAACCATCGCTAGACTTGTAGCGAATGATACCATGAAACGGAACGCCTCGAGTCCGTAACTGGCGTTTAGTGCCAACCATATAGCTCGTATATGTTCTTGTTCATCTACTTTGTGTCCTAGCTCTACCTTGCAGTTGATACGGTGAAGAGCATCATAGTAGTTGCCTATGGTGGATGCCATACTGACAATTTCTTCTGTGTCATGGATTTTGTTAAACTCATCTTTTGGCACATTGTAAATGTTTCGTATGATATGGCTATAGCTGCGACTATGTATATTAGTTTCAAAGAAACTCCAATTATACATCAGTGCTTCTAATTCTGGAATACTTACTACTGGGGTGAATACCTGTGCAGGTCCACGTCCTTGTAAACTGTCTAATGCAGTTTGGCGCAATAAGTTGCTGGTGAATATATGTCGTACAGTATCACTGGCATCTTTGAAATCATTTGAATCTTTAGTCAAGCTGACTTCTTCCGGGATCCAAAAGAACCCACGTGCTGTTTGTTCCAATTTAACTAACTTGTTATATTTTACTTCCTCAAATCTTTGGATGGTAACAGGCCCAGCAGGATCCAAGAACATCTTGCGATTAAGATAATCTGTTTTAGTGTTTAAGTTATACTGTGCCTTACTCATTGAAATTATATCCTATAAATCCAGTTTCAAAACTGTGGTTAATCTTTATATTTTTGTTTGCATCAATCACTAACATCGGACTTAATGCACCCCATGTACCTTTATCTAAAAACATTTGATGTTTACCATGTTGTGTGCCTACTCTAGGAATCAATAACATGATACTATCTACCCATTCTCTAGTATCAACAGTTAGTGTGATGTCAGTGCTGTCAAGAGCTAATTCTTGTACGCTAACACTGTCATGCGCTATTACTTTTTTCTTTGCTAGATCAACTGTGTAGCCGACAATGGGTTCTAATGAATCCAACAACTTCATCTGTGGCATATGAAACCATATGGGATTATGCTGTTGTTTAATTTCTGTGATGCCAGATTTCAATTCTACTGTTGTTACTCCTGATGCTTGATTACCGTAACTGCTTACTAGATATTGATTGATCAATCTAATAAAGTTTTCGTCGACATCAACGCCAGGATTAAATTCTATCCTATCTCCATTGGTCGTTAATAGACCCTTTGCCATTTCTTTTGAGATAGGTACAGCATAAACATTTAAAAAATATTGTCCTGGTATGAATTCTACATCAGCATCGTGTGGAAAGCTCTTCCAAAGACTTTCACCCCATAGTCTACCATCGATAGTTTCAGTAAAAATTAATTCTACTTCAGGATGTGTTGTAAGTGTATCAGCGGTATATCTACCATTGATCAATGTGATACTATTACTGTAACCCAACTGCTTGATGATCTCTAGGCCTAATTGATATCTTAAACTGTCAGACTCATAAGCGATGATATGTTTTGCACCATGCTTCAATGCTAATAAACTCAATATCCCTGTACCAAATCCAATTTCTAAACAAACACGATCCTGTACTGTATCTTTTAGTATATTATCATAAAATTGATTACGCAAGAAATCATTGATCATAGGAATGTTCACTCCATCATCATGTTGCCAATCAATTTTTAACAAGTCGACCATTATAACTTACATGCCTCGCAATCTTCATCTTCCATTTCAATAACGACTTCTTCAATCTTTTCTTCTTTTGGTTCATCCACCGCCTTACTACCAGCTTTGTTGATCAAGCTGTAATAGAATGTCTTGATACCCCATGCATGTGCCTGCATCAAGTTCTTAGCGATTAAAGTCGTTGGAACTTTACGATCTGGGAAGTGTGCTGGATTATAGAAGGTATTGGTACTGATACTTTGATCTACATAAGCTGCCAACACTGCCGCAGTTTTTAAATATGCGTCACAGTCTCGTTGTTCCCACATCAGTTGATATTTGTTTTTTAATTTATTGTATTCTGGTACTACTTGTATAAATGATCCTGCTTTTGATTCTTTGACTGAAATCAAACTCATTGGCATTTCAATACCGTTAGTCGAATTAATAACCACACTGGAACTTTCTACAGGAGCGATAGCCATCAAGGTAGCATTACGCACACCATATGATCTCATGTCACTGCGTAGCTGTTCCCAATCCAGTTCACGTGTTGGTGTAAAGTCTGCTAGTTTGTTAACACCTTTGCATCGATTCTCCCATGGAAATTTGCCTTTACCATAACGTGTATGAGCACTTTCTTTACAAGCACCACGTTCTTTGGCCAACTCAACAGTTGCTTCTGTTAGGAAGAATGCCTGATGTTCCATCCATGTTTTTACATCTTGCAGTGAGTCTGGGGTACCATATTGGTAACCACGTTTAGCATGCCAGTAGGCCAAGTTAGTAACGCCAATGCCTAGTGGACTGATTTCATCATTGCTGAGTTTACTCTGTATGCTCAAGAAATCTTGGTAATCAAGTATATTACATAGACTACGCTGTAAGATACGACAAGCGCGGCGCATGTCCTCAGGATTACGGAACGCACCCCAGTTAATGGAGCCGAGAGTACATAGTGCAATACGCCCATTAGCATCATCAAGACGCTTGAAAGGACGAGTGGGTAATAGGATTTCACAGCATAAGTTTGACTGATAGATAGTGTGGTAGTCTGGATCAAATGGACCTTGGTTCATGACGTTGTCGATAAACACAAGATAGATACGTCCAGTATCAGTTCTCTCCTTTAAGATGCCACCTTTGAATACTTCTTCTGCACTTAGGACTTTTTTGCGAAGTCCTTTTTGCTTTTCGTATTTTTCATACAACTCTTCAAATAGTTTTGTGTCTTTATAGAATGCTTCATATAAGTCTGGCACTTCATTTGGATCAAAGAATGTTATGTTTTCTTTGTTACGGAATCTGCGCCAAAACATGGCATTAAGCACTACACCATAATCCATATGACGCACACGTGTTTCTTCTGTGCCTTGATTATTTTTGAGCACGATCAAATCATCAAATTGATGATGCCAAATAGGATAGAACACCGTGGCTGATGCATTACGGATACCCCCTTGTGAACATGAACGTAAATCACCAAACCATTTCTTAAGGAAGGGGATCATGCCTGTGTGCATAATTTCCCCGCCTCGTATAGGACTACCCAAAGGGCGCAAACGACCTATCTCTAGACCAATGCCTGCACGTTTGCTGGCATATTTGGCCATCATCTCACCTGATGCGAAAATACTGTCTAGATCATCGTCTGATTTGATCAACACACATGAACTGAACTGTTTTGTAGGGGTGCCTAGGCCAGCGAGGACTGGAGTAGCTAATGTAAACAAGCCATCGCTGGCGCAGGCGTAGTAATCTTTAATATATTTTAATCTTTGTAGTGGTAATTCATTATGGAACACTGTAGCGGCAGCGATCATGTAACGGATCTGTGGGGTTTCGTAGATCTGTTTTGTGCTACGATTACGCACAAGATATTTTTCAATTAACTGTTCAATGGCTGCATAACTATATTGTTCATCTTTTTCATGATCCAACATGTCATTCATCTTGTTCCACTCATCTTCTGTATACCAGTCAAAAAGTTCAGATGTATATAACCCTGTAGCTACATTTGTTTTGACGATTTCATACAAGTGCGGAACATTATAATCACCAT